AAAGTTACATAGTCCGTGTAGCGCGGACACTGTTTTCCCCAAAAAGACAAACATACGTTCGATAAATCAGATGTTAAATTCGCTACCTAAAAGTTGATCTATTCCAATTTGTCAATAACAAAAATGCACAAAGATCGACTAAATCTTTGTGCATAATGCATATTGATTTTTAAGTTTTCAGACAATTCAACGAGTTTTCAAAGTTGTTCACACAACACGAAAAAACAGTGTCCGCGGTAGACGGACACCATTAGTCCGTCTAGCACGAACACTTGTTCGATGTGGATAACTCATACATGAACAAAAGTTCTGGTTGACAATTTTATATAGTAGGTTTAAAATGGATTATAGATAGGAATAGTTTATCAGAAAGAGAGGAAATAAAATGGTAATCAATGTACACGCGGGTCATAACCCGCACGGAAAAGTAGCTTGCGGTGCTGTAGGGCTTATCTCTGAATCTCTTGAGAATAGGCGTGTAAAAGAACTTGTGGTTGACGAGTTGAACAGAATGGGACACACAGTCTATGATTGCACGGTGGAAGACGGAACATCTCAAACTAATGTTTTAACCCGTATTATCAATAAATGCAACGAACACAAAGTTGATTTAGATATTTCAATCCACTTTAATTCTGCCGCAAATTCAGAGGCTAATGGAACAGAGGTATATATTTATGACAAGGACTCGAAAGCAAGTGTTTACGCTGACAATGTGCTTAATGCGATTTGTTCGTTGGGGTTTAAGAACAGGGGCATAAAAACCAACAAGAAGCTAGGATTTTTACGCCGGACAAAAGCGCCCGCAATGTTAATTGAATGTTGTTTTGTCAATTCGAAGAAAGACATTGCTTTTTACAATCCGCATGAAATGGCGGCGGCAATCGTTTACGGCATCACAGGAACAAGGTGCATATGCGAACCGCCAGCAGATGCGGAAGCTAAGAATGATGAATTGGACGTGTCAAGCGAAAAGATTGATGAATCTAAGATCTATCGTGTATCTGTGCTAGATCAAAAAGGAGCTTTTCACAATATCGAAAATGCACATAATTTGTTAATAGCGCTTGAAAGTGCCGGATTTAAAGCTATTATAACGGAGGGATAATCATGACAAAATTACAAGAGTATAAGGAAAAAGCTATTGCTTATAGAGTGCGCACGAAATGGGAAAATGTATTGCTAGACAGTGCTTGCCCTTATGATGACGGGTCTATAGGTTTAACATTTGCCGTTTGCGTTAATTACAAAACGGTAAAATTAGTGACCGTAGTTATTGAGTGTTACGATTTTGACTTAGACGGGGTTTTAAAAATTATTGATGAACGCATAGCTTGGGCGTTTGCTTCCGAGCATTTACGTAATGTATAATAAAGATTATCTTTTATCCTTGCGCGGAAAAGAGCGGCGCAACATGTACAAAAAGTTAGCGCCGCTTGCTAACAAACAAAGAGATCGCATCATAAAAGCTGGATATAAGAAAGAAAGTGTACTGAATGTCTTAGGTAAAAGGGATGAATGGAATTCAGATAAGTACAATCAGCGCGCTTACTTGAAGCTTGTACGATTTGTAACGGCAAGAAGTCACACATTGACAGGGATAAGAGAGATAAGGCAAGAGCGAACACAAGCGCTTAGAAACTTAGGAGTATCAGAAGAATTGTTAAACGATCAAGATTTTTACGCTTTTTTACACTCTCAAGAGTACAAAAGCTTAAAAATGCGCAATCCGTCAGAAGATATAATAGAAATATATGATTTACTATATAAAGAGGGAAAGTCAGCAAACGAAATAAAGTTAGAACTGCAAGAATATAGCTCTGCAATGCATACATATATAAAAGGTAGAAGCCTATGGTAGTACAAACATTTTACACGGAAAAAGGGAAAGAATATACAAAAAATGAAACAGTTTACACAGTATACGATTATCCATATAACGCAATAAATTGGAATTATACTACAGTCAGAAAAAAAGGAAAAAGGGCTATTGCTTATATAGATAGCCCTGCAACATTTGATATAGAAACTACAACAATAAACAGCGAAAAACCTTATGCATTTATGTACCATTGGCAGTTTTGTTACAAAGGAAATGTTTGTTTTGGAACACGGTGGGAAGAATTTACTAAGTTTCTACGTAAACTAGGAGAATACTTGGAATTATCAGCATCAAAACAATTAGTCATTTATGTCCATAATTTAGCTTATGAATTTATGTTTGTAAAGGATTTTTTTTATATAGTATCACTTTTTGCACGAGAATCCCATAAGGTCATAAAATTCAATGCTTGTTTAAAATCTGATTATCTAAAAACAGTAAATAGGCTAGATGTTTCACGTGAAACATTCCCTCATTTTGAGTTTAGATGTTCATATTTTTTATCGAATATGAGTTTATCAAAGTTTTGCGAAAATTCAAAATTTTGTATTCATCGAAAATTAGTAGACACATATGATTATAAAAAAGTACGGACACCAGACACACCACAAACAGGAACAGAGTTAGCATATGATTATAACGATGTAAAAGGACTTGAAGAATGCATACTGTCAAAAATGGATGATTATAATGACACATTAGCAACAATACCGCTAACATCGACCGGATATGTTCGTCGTGAAATGCGCAAAGCTTGCAGAGCGGACGGAAATTACAGAGAATTATTCGAAAGTCTAATGCCTACGCCTGAAGTATATACACTATTGCGAAAAGCTTTTCGCGGAGGAAATACACATGCTAGCAGATATTATGCAGACGCAATCATAGACAACGTTTACAGTATGGATAGAGTGTCAAGTTATCCATCATGTATATGTTCAGATTTATACCCTATGACACCGTTTATAGAGTATATACCAAAAAACTTTACACAACTATTATCTGATTGTAACAAAAAACAAAACGCTATCATTATGCAAGTAACACTCAAGTCTATAACAGTACATGACGATGTTACAGTGCCATATATAGACTTTGCGCATTGTGTATCATTTAGTAAAGAGTATATAAACGACAACGGGCGCGTGTTATCTGCTGAATGGGTAACCTATGCTTGCACGGAACTAGACTTTATCATTATATGCAATCAATATCATTTTGATGGTATAGAGTGGATATGCGGTTACATGGCGAAAAAAGATTATTTGCCCGCGCCAATAGTAAGCACTATGTTAGAGTTTTACGACAAAAAAACACAGCTTAAGGACATAAAAGGAAAAGAATATGAGTATATGAAAAGTAAAAACAGCTTAAATTCTGTTTTTGGTACAATGGTTACAGACATATGTCACGATGAAATAGTTTACGATAATGGCGAATGGTCTAAAGTTACACCGGATTTAATAGAATCAATAGCACAGTATTCTACATCAAAAAATTCATTTTTGCTTTATCAATGGGGGGTATATATTACTGCTAATGCACGGTGGGAGTTGCAAAAGATGATAGATGCTGTTGGGTGGGATTTTGTTTATGCAGATACTGATAGTGTAAAATTTATAGGCAAACAGCATTTACAAATCTTTAAAGACCGCAATGATTACTTATTAGCAAAAAAACAACGTTATCGCAATTATGCAGACCGTCAAAATGAGGATGGCACTGCAACGCGTTTTTATTTAGGGATATGGGATGACGACGGTAATTATAAAAAATTTAAGACGCTAGGTGCAAAAAAGTACGCATACATAGATAGCAAAGATAACAAGTTACATGTTACTGTGTCCGGCTTATCAAAGCAAAAAGGTGCGGCAGAGTTAGAGCGCGGAAATGGTATTTATGATTTTAAAATTGGAAAGTTATTTACTGATTCTGGACGCACCGTGTCTTATTTTAATGAATCGAACATACATTCGATAACAATAACAGATTATCTAGGTAAAGAATCAACATTTACAACAGCGTCAAATATAGCTATAGTAGATACAACTTACACTTTAGGCATTACAGACGAGTATTCAGAAATCATAGGAAAAAATTTTATAGATAATTGCGAATAAATGCTTGACATATATAACTACCATAGGTATAATACATAATGTAAGGAAACAAAGTACAAGAAAGTGAGGAAATAAACATGAGAAGATCGTTTTATGAAAAGGTAAAAAAAGAATGGTACAGTTGACACCAAAAACTACAGATATGTATTAGAAGATTTTGGAAATGTGGCGCGATTGCCTATTAAATATCTGGACACAACAAAAGCATACGGCGGATGGAAAATTATTAAAATTCCAGTTGAGTGGAAATAATGGAGGTACAATAGTATGAAAATAAGCAAAGAAGAAGCTGTGTATGCAGTGCTGAAAATGGTGGTTGATGATAAAATTAGTTTGCACATGATTTATAACGGACTATGGTTATGTAATTTATTAGAAGGACTTGGATTATCAACCCAGAAGTTATAGATGCTAACCTTGAGATAAAAGAAACAATTTTAAATTGTTTAAAATTTTAGAAAAAACTTCTTGACATTTCCGGCAATAAGCGTATAATAGATAATGTAAGGAAGTTACAAAACAATAAAACAAGCAGAAAGTGAGGAAACACAATGACAAAGAAAGAAAAAGAAATTTACGATTTTACAAAAAGACACATGAAAGAAAATAATTTAAGCCCTTTTGGTGGGTCAATATTTTTCTATATTGGCGGTGCATTTCCTTACGCTAAAATGGAAAATGTATTGAATGTTGTTAATCAGTTAATAGATGATAGTATTGCACTGAATAAATCGAGATTAGCAAGCTTCATGGAATTTTAAGAAAGAGGGGAAACAACATGACAGTATCAGAACTTTACGACGCCAATGACACGTGGATAGGGGATGAAAAAATCTGTATATTTAATGCACACGGAAAATGCATTGAATTAAGCAAAGAGCTTATAACATTAGTAGTAAAATACGCAAAATCAGAAGTGAAACATTTTGCTAGTAATTATATAATTTTAGCTTGACAAAATAGACCAAACATGATATTATAATCATGTAAGAAAAAACAAATAACAAAGCACAAGAAAGTGAGGAAAGCGCAATGGTAAGAATATCAACAGATACCCAGTACAAGCTTACGCAAGCAGTTGAAAAAAGCGAAACGTGTTATAGAAATTCAACTCACACATATTACTTAGACCGTATTTACTCATCGTTTGAAGAACCGAATACAGAAGTATACGATGTTATCAGAGTTACAAGAAGAGCGAACAAAGATCTTGGACGTTTAGTAGAAGCGGAAGAAGTTGGTTATATTAATTTCTATGTAGACAGGGAATTTCATAAAACAGAATTTTTCAGATAAAGCCGAAACGGGAGAAACACTCTCCCGTCACTGAAAAGATAGCAACTTACAGTCTGACGATGGCAAGCTATAATAAGCTACTCAGTTTCGCTACATTATTTAAAGAAAGAGAGGAAACAAAAAATGGAAAAGGTAATTTCCAGAACTATCCCAACAAAAGTATTATACCAGATTATGACGGTATCGCCAGAAGATGGTATTAAAATGGGAGACCATGTAGAATGGGATCATGAAATTACTACAGCGGCGGAGAGAGACGAGATTTTAGCGTCTTTCGGTATTGCAAAGGGTAATCTGATTGAGGTTGCCCGTAAAGAGGAAACCCGCTTTATGCCGTTGTCTACGTTCATTGAGAATTCAATGACAGCAGAAGAGTATGATGCCTACAAAGCGTCAAAGAAGTAGAGATCACAGCAAGCAACACTTTAAAATGTTTCACGTGAAACATGCTTGCGTTATTACACATCAATCAAATTCAAATCAGAAAAGGAGAAAAAAATTATGTTATACGCAACAGGTAAAGTATATTCCGCATTTTCCAACGACGGAAAGTTTTCCATTATGGTAGCGATCACAGACGACGCCGCGGCGGCGCTGATCGAAAAAGCTGGTCTTAACACAGAGATTGACTGTCCGGTAAAGATTTCCGATGACGGCACAAAGCTTGTAAAGGCACACACCCAGTTCGACTTTCCCATTTATCTTGACGGCGTTGAACAGAAACCGGACGACGAGACAGCAATTAAGGCGGAAGAGATCGGTGCTGATTCCGAAGTAGAAATTGCGTTCAAGGTTGTTGAGGGTAAGTACAAGGGCAAGAAGTACCAGAGCGCATACCTCAAGGGCATTGACATTTCAAAGCTTGTTCCGGCAGAGCCGTACAATCCGTTTAATCGGTAAGATCTCCGTGCAATGCCATTCACGGCATTGTACGGCGTAGAAATGGCATTTATGGCATGTACGGCATGGAGCGGCATGGCTTGCCGTACATGGCATAAAACATAATTTATATGGTACTATTGCACACACTTCAATTACTAAATTCCTTACGAAATGTCCTATGTCCGAGTAATTGGAGTGTGTGGAGTAGTACCGGATTGGTTTTTGTGGGCGTAAACCGACGGGGAAAACCGTGCCCCGCGCCGTGGTTGGTGCGAGCCGATACCGCGAAACTCTAAAAAACTATCAATGCGGCGGTAATTCTGTTAATTGCTACCGCTGCAGAAAAGAGGAGAAAAAATGACTATTGTAATTGTAATGTTGTTTATTGCGCTTGATTTTATTACCGGAATTGTTATGGCAGTTAAAAAAAGTAATTTTAACAGCAGTGTGATGCGTGACGGACTTTTTAACAAGTTCGGCGAAATCGTCATTGTGGCTGTTGGGTTTTTGATTGACTACGGGCAGAGTTTTCTTGATATGGGCTTTAGCGTTCCGGTGCTCGAGAGTATTTGCGTTTATATTATTTTAATGGAAATCGGCAGTATTTTGGAAAATGTAAGCCGGATAAATAAAAGCTTAGTGCCGGAAAAGATTAGAGAAATCTTGGAGAAAGCACCGAAAAAATAAGAAGTGTTTCACGTGAAACATTATTGGCGCGTAGTTCAGAGGGAGAACAGTAGATTTTGACTTTATAGCGCGGTTCGATTCCCGCCGTGCTAGTTTGGGGGAAACGTAATGTCTTATTACAATCTTGATAGTATAAAAAATGTAAAAGACTTGGATAACGAAGAACCGATTTTAAGAATGATTATCGGAAATCGTAGCGCCGGAAAGACTACAGCGCTTTTGATTGAATCTTTAAAAAATGTGCAGAATGATAAGCAAGTTGTTTTTTTATACAGAACACAGGATGAAATATCGAGCAGTGGAAAAATGTATGAAGATGTACTGGACATTTACCCCGAGTATGGAAAAGTTGTGACTAATAAAAGCATTGTAAAAGGACTAATCAGTGCAATGATGCTACATGATAAAGATGATAACGTTGTGCTACTTGGATACGCGGTATATTTTAATAATACCGATAAACTCAAAAAGTACAGCCCAATGTTTAAAGACGTTAGTTTGATCGTTTTTGATGAATTTGTGCTTGAAAATAATGGATATTTAAAAAATGAGATAACAAAGTTTGAAAGTACGTTGAGAACGATCTGTAGAGGTAAAGGGAAACAGGTACGAGAAGTACCAACTTATTTAATGGCAAATTATGTAACACTTTTAAATCCGTATTTTATATATTTTGGAATACACAAAAGGTTAAGGGATAACACTAATTTTTTGCGTGGGCATGGATGGGTTGCACAATTTGTTATTAACAAAGACGCACAAAATGCTATGAATGAAAGCAAATTTGCAAAAGTGTTTAAAAATAGCCAGTATCAGAAGAGTAGCGCCGATGGTGTATATCTATGTGATGCAAGCGCTTTTGTGGAAAGTATTAGCGGAAACAGCCGTTATATATTTACGCTAGTTTGTGGAAAAGATAATTATGCGGTCAGAGAATACCCAGAAAAAGGTATTGTGTATATTGACAGAACTGTTGACAATAGTTGTAAATATCGCTTTACGTTTGACGCGAGCAGTCATGACGCCGATACTTTGATGTTGAGTAGTCAGACTTTTATCTACGACTATCTTAAACGGTCTTATGACTTAGGATTGTTAAGATTTAAGGATTTAAAGTGTAAGGATATTGTACTTGATATACTTAGTGTGAGGTTAATGTGATGAATACGGAATCAGATTATGTAAACTACGGTTATACAAGAGCAGTTTGGAACGGGTTGTATAATTTAATTAACAACGAAATAGGGTTGGCGGCTTTGCTTGGTAACTTGTGGGCGGAAAGTGGAATTGTACCATACAGATGTGAAAATGATAACAACAGTACAAATTTTTTTAACAGGAGTCGTATTTATACTAATAATGTCGATAGTGGTATTATAACCAGAGATCAATTTATTAACAGCGGACTTGATGGAGACAGAGATCACAAAGGTTACGGTTTAGCACAATGGACTTGGTACACGCGAAAAGCCGGATATTATGATGCTTGGAAAAACGGTGGTTATGGTAGTATCGGTAGCGTTGAGTTAGCCGTCTATTACTTGAGTTATGAGTTACAAACTTCATTCGCAAATACGCTCGAAGTTTTGCAAAATGCTACAGATATGCGGGCGGCAAGTACTTACGTTCTAAAAAATTTTGAAAACCCAACTTTACAAGGAGAAGACGTGCAAGAGTACCGCTATAATTGCAGTATGTCTGTCTATGATGATATGCATGGTAATCTACCGCCGGAAATAAAAGTGCTGACAATAGACCCTATTAGTGCTAGTATAGTAGATGGGGAAAACATTAGAATTACTGTTAATGCTAACTCGGAATGGACTTATAACATCGGTCAGTATTTAACAGCAACAAAAGAAGATAATGCGTTGATTGTTAGCGGAAATGCAAACGGTGCGCAAGTTACAAGCGTTGTAAACTTTTGGTTGCTTGATAGCCAGAGCGTTACAGCACAATGCCAGATTGGCATAAACAGACCCGCGCCACCCGCACCGGAAATTAACGTTACACCCTACAGTCAGCAAGCAAATGTTGGGACTGTAGTTAGGTTTAATGTAAGATCTACTTATGATTGGGGTGTTGATGTGCCGAACGGTGTGGAACTTGTTAAAAAAGAAAGAGGTTATTGCTATATCAAAGTAAACGCTACAGCATTGCGACGTGTAATTATTCGTTTTTTTGTATTAAGTGATACAAATATTTACCAAGAATGTACAATCAATATATCTGGTGTAGCGCCTATTCCAAGCGCTAGAAAAACACCTTTTATATATTATTTAAAATCATTTTTAGGGAAAGGTAGGTAGAAGAATGACAGCAGACGAAGCTTTAAAAGCGATCTTGGGAAAGATCGAAGCGCCGGAAGAATTGGACGAAGAAATCAATGTGATTACAGAATCTATCAGAAGCGGCGCAAATGTAACAGACGACGGCTACAAAGAACGCTATGAGGGCTTGCGCGAAAAGTACATTGCGCGATTTGGCGAAATGTTGGCGGGACAGGAAACACCGAAAGCAGACATCGAAGAGCCAAAAGCAGATGTTGGCGTGGTAGAAGATGTAACGCCGGAAATGCTTGACTTTGACGGCAGTACAGAGTAAGAGAGGAGAAAAAATGGGTAACAAAGTTCCGGCTACGAACGTAGCCATTTTAAACGCAATAAGATCTATGCAGAGTTTGGAGTATCAGAACAGAATACCGGAAGCAACAGCAGAGAATATCTCGAGTATCTACGAAAGTTTGCTGAACATCGTTCCGTTGCGAAATGCGTTCGCTAATGCATTAGTAGAACAGATTATGGAGCAGAGAATCGAGACAGTCTTTTTTGAAAATCCCCTTGGAGTACTTAAGAGAGATCCGATGCGTTACGGCGGCACGGAGGAAGAAATTTTTATCAACATGGCAAAAGGTAAGCAGTTTAATCAGTTCGCAACCGTTGCAGAACTGTATGCCTACTATCAGTCAAGTGTCATGGCGGCGTATCACAAGATCACACCCGCTATCCAGTACGCGGTTACAGTCACTTTTGACAACTTGCGTACAGCGTTCCAGTCGGAATATGGCGTGCGCGATTTAATAAATGCAAAAGTACAGAGTCTTTTTGCGGCGGCAAATTGGGATGAATATCTGTGTATGAAACGTCTGATTGAGAGCGCGAGCGCGGCAGATCAGCTCTATGCGGTCAATGTTGCAGACCCTACAGCGAGCGCAGAAAACGCGAAGAAGCTGACAAAGCTTGTAAAGGCTTACATCGGTCAGATGAAATTTCCCCATCCCGAGTACAACATTGCCGGAGCAGACAGTTGCGCAAACGATCAGACAATCTTTTATATCACAACGCCGGAAATTGACGCGGAGTTAGATGTTGAAGTGCTTGCAACAGCCTTTAATATGGATAAAGTTGACATCAATGTCCGCAAAATTATCATTGACAAGTTTGACGACCCCAATATCAAGCTTGCGCTGTTTGATATGAGATTTTTTAATGTACGTGAGAATTTCCGGACACTGACCGATTCGAGAAACGGCGCGGCGCTGACATGGAACTACTTTTACACTATGAGTGAAATGTTTTCCTACTCTCCTTTTTTCCCGTGCATTGTTTTTACGACAGATACGGTCGGTCTTACAACCGTAAGCGTTACAGATACCGCCGGAAATGCGGGAACTGATGTGGAGATTACAGCGTTAGTGACCGGAGACAGCCAGTACACGCCGCAAATGCTCGATTTTGACGTAGAGGGCGCGACAAGCCAGTATACAGGTTTTATTCCGGGGTCGAATATCTTGCATATTGCAAATGATGAGAAAGCTGCAACACTTACGGTCAAAGCAACGTCAAGATATGATAGCACGATCAGCGGAACAGGTACTGTCACAGTCAACCAGTAAAATGTTTCGCGTGAAACATTGATTTTTGAGGGGAGTGCAATGCTCCCCTAGAAATGAGGGAAACATGGATAGCATGATACCTATGCCAACACAAAAAAACGTAGACGGGATAGCACCTGTTGCGCAAGTAAGAATCTGCCGCGGGATTCCTTGGGATTCGTCGTATAACCATGTAAGGCTTTTCAATAGCCGAGAAGAACTTTTTACATATGTTGATAGCAAAGCGATCTATGCTACTGACAACGCCGCACCAGTCAAGCGTGGTTATGCAGACTTTGCCGCACCCGTAAGCGAATTATACGCTGACAGCGCAAACTATATTGCTTTTAAAAATGTAGGATATATGGATAATTGGATGTATGGTTTTATTACAAACGTAGAACCATTGTCTGTTAATTCTTGCCGTGTGCATTTTATTATGGACGTTTGGACAAATTGCCAGTTTGATATAGTATTAAATAAGTGCTATATCGAGCGTCAAATTGTAAAAAAGTCTGATGATGTTATAGGCAAGTATACTTTTCCTGAGGGATTAGAGACAGGAGAGTATATCGTTAAGCAAGAAACGGAACAGAATTATGATGCGCCGGAACTAAGTGACCGAAACATTATGAGTGTTGTTATTCCGAGTGCGTTTGACGAGAGCGGAAATTTTAACGGCGGAGAATTTAGAGATGGTGTGTATACTGCTATCACTTTTAACGTTTTTGATAATGGTGAGGGCGTAAACGAATTTTTAATTGCCGCTAACGCAAACGGTACGATCGACGGAATTTTAAACGCGTTTATGATGCCTACAAGCTTTATTGCAGAGGAAACGCAATTTAAGCAATTAATTTTGCCTAAAAAATACGATAATATTGATGGTTATGTTCCAAAAAACAAAAAGTTATTTTGTTATCCGTATAATTTTTTATACGGAAATAACAATAATGGTACGGGAATTGAATACAAATATGAATACTTTTCCAGTGATGGTTGCAGTTTTACCTACACAGTAGCCATGACACCTAACCCGTTATTAGTATCTTATCCAATCCAGTATAAAGGTTTTGCACAGGATTATACTGATATGCTTACTTTTTCGGATTATCCGAAATGTGCAATTATGACTGACGCATACAAAGCATATGTTGCACAGATGACAAGTACAGCGGGGGCTAGTGCTTTAATGAGTGCTGGGGGTATAGTATCACAAGGAGTTGACACAGCCGCCGGAGTTTTTAGTGGAGTTGGAAAGACATTATCTGGTGCGGGTTTTGGATTTTTAGGTGCGGCGGCAAGTGGAGCGGGAAGCGCCATAGCAACAGGAAGGCAAGCCGCGAGTAATGCTTTTAAGTCTAGCCCACTTGCGACACTTAGTAGCACTGATTGGTCGGAAGTTATCGGAGACGGTATTAAAGCCGTAGTTAATCATTATTTACAACCGAGCGGAAACGTAACTACTTCTAGTGGCAATGCTAGTAAAATTATCGGTAACGATCACATCAGCTATTACCCGATGCAGATTCGTGCAGAGTATGCACGCAAGATTGATGATTATTTTACAATGTTTGGCTATAAGATTGGCGAAATTGGTACACCATCAATCAATAACCGGAGCGCGTGGGATTTTGTAAAAACGCGTAATTGCACAATCAGCGGTAACATAGATCTTGATTACCTTGTCATTTTACGCTCGATTTTTGATCGTGGCGTAACAATATGGCACACTAATGACATTGGTAATTATGGACTTGCAAATAATTAGTGGAAAAAGAGGTGGAAAATGAAAAATCAATCAAAAGACGCAGAATATTTCAGCGTGCCGCAGTATCGCAATTATTATATACGATATTTTAATATGCTACACGAAATGATTGTGAACCGCTTTGAGTGGTTAGGACTGCCGGAAGAAATTCCACCGCGAGTGTTAGAAGATTATCTTTTTTGGTGGGGACAGGCTGTCTTTTTTAAAGATGATGTATTAGAAAAATATGCCGCTATGAAAACCAACCTTGGCGGCACTGTGGACATCTACGGAGTGCCGAACATGCGATTTGCTTACGCACAACAGTATTTTAAAAGCTTAGGAAAAAATAATAGCGTTATTATCTGGGATAGTAGCGTAGGATACCCAAGCGTAGATTATGTGCAGATGTACGCGGAGAGTTTGGCTAACATGAGGATGACAAGAAATTTAAACATTTACGCGCAAAGAACACCTGTTATTATTGCAGGCAGTGATAACCAGAGATTAAGCACAAAAAACCTTTTTAAACAGTATAATGACTTTGTGCCTTTTATTTCTGTCAGAGACGGTGTAAGCAACGTTGACAATATTAAAGTACTTAACCTAAACCCACCGAACGTTTTCGGCGACATAACAACAGCAATGCGGCAAGAAATTGCGGACTTTTGCGTCCAGTTCGGTATTAGTAATATTGACGGTACAAAAAAAGAACGTTTAATTACGAGCGAAGTCGAACAAGATGCTGACCTCACGTTAATTAACCGACAATCTTTTTTAGGTGTGCGAAAACGTGCTTGTGAACAGATTAACCGTTTGTTTGGACTTGAGGTTGATGTACAATACATTGGTAACGGCTTAGGTGTAGAGCGAAAAGAAAACCTTGCAAATGGGGGTGGCGAAAATGGCGACATATACGACCAGACTTAGAGACTATATCGAAAGCTTTACGGATTGGAAAGAGATAAACGCGAATACATATGACAAAATTGAAAAGGGTATACCGAAGCTTTTTGATTTTACTTTCCCGTGGTACAATGGGGATGAATCAAGCCGGACAGAATTTGAACGTATGTTTATCATACACTTTTACATGTGTGAGATTGGTTTTGAAACGATTGGTCTTTTTAAGCTTAAACTTAATGATACATTACGGCGCAACATGCCTAGATACAAAGCAATGTATGACAGTAATTTAAGCGTGGCGCAAATTTTAGAAAATACAAATATTACGTTTGACGACACAGACACGAGCGATGGAAGCAATACATCACAAGCAGATCGAACTATGAACGATACTAACAGTAGTAGTGCTAACGACCAAAGAATTAACAGTGATAACCCACAAGTTAATTTTTCCGGTGCGGACTATGCGTCCGGCATGACTAGAGGTCAAAGCACAGGAGAGGACAGCCGCACAGTTAATGAGAAAAACACAGGTAAGAGTAATACATCAGTTGTAGACACTAGCCATCGGACAGAAAAAGGATGGCGTGGCAGTAAAATGAACGAACTTATTATGTACCGCGAGCACATTGTAAACGTTAATAATGCGATTATTGCAGATTGTGAGGAATTGTTTATGTCAATTTTTGATGATTTTTCCGAGCATGGCAATGATTTTAATATGGCGGCATACGGAAACCGCGGAAACTTAGGCTTATCTATTGATTGGATGAGATAGAGAGGAGAATAAAAATGGCGAACAAAATTAACCCATTTGACCCTAACGTAAATTCTGGACTGTATAACGTACATTTTCCAGACTTTGCGTTTTGGTTACAAAAAACTCAACCACTTGTTTACGATGATGCACTATCATATTATGAGGTATTGTGCCGCACAAGTGCTATTCTTAATCAGCTTATTAAACAAGTAAACGATCTTACTGATGCACAAAAAAAATTTATAGAAGATGCTACAAATCTTTTAAATCAAATTATTAACGAATGGAATAGTATTGTCGATCAGTGGAATAACATTGTAACAGAATGGAATAGTATTGTCGATCAGTGGAATAACATTGTAACAGAATGGAATACCATGAAAACCACATGGTCGCAATGGTCGGCTACTTGGGCACAGTGGGTGTCTACTTTTGCACAGTGGACAGAAACTTTTAACAATATGGTTCAAAATAACAACCAATTTCAGACGGATATTACAAATCAGTTCAACTCGTACAAAAACGAAATTAACAATATTATAACAAACTTTGAAAATGAAGTAAATGAAAAAATCAAAGATTTTGTAACGGTAGGAATTTTGGAACATGTTGTAACTTATGGCGGTATCTGGGAACAAGTTGTAACGTTAGAGGCGGGAGCAAGTACAAGAATTTTACTACCGGAAAGTATGCAGAAAGCTGGATTGTATTTTCTTGCAAACGCAAGCATTGACTGTGAGGGAATCATTGTTAATGTAGATAATTGGACGGTCGTGGCTTACAACGCAAGCGCGCAAAGAAGAAACCCAAACTTACAAGTGTATGCACTTGGAGAGTTTGGCGTATTAAGTCAATAGGGAGGAGTATAACATGTATAAAAAAGATTACCACCCAGACGAAAATTTAATTTACGAAACAGAACACTATAAGTTTCCGGTGTCCAAGAGTACCACGGAAGACCCCGATCTTGCAAGAACTGTAAAAATCGACGAAGCGCTATACGACGAAGCAAAAGTAAGGTTAAACGAAGATACAAAACTAAACAAAAAAATTGATGATGAAACCAAAAACAGAGAAAACGCTGACCAGTCGTTGGAATCAGAAATCTATAAAATAACGCCAAGTATCAAATTTTTGCATTTTGGTAAAAATGATTTTACCACGTTAAGCGGTTCTCCGGTAAATGTAGAAGTTTATATAACAACGCTAAAGATAAATGATATTATTATTATGTTTCATAGAGTTATATTTACCGGAAATGCTCCAAGCAATTTTATTTCTTACACTGCACAACTAGATCTGACAAAAGTAATACAGAGCGGCTACAAGGTAAGCAATTTTACTATATGGCAATCTTTAATACACAAAAACGATAACATTTTAGCTACTCGTAGCAATGATATACAAATTATAAACAATAATAAATATCTGTACTACCAAACGCAAGAACCTACTGGATGCGTTTTTTGCGGTACTACAATTTGCATGTTATCGGAATAAGTTATCCACATCGAACAAGTGTTCGTGCTAGACGGACTAATGGTGTCCGTCTACCGCGGACACTGTTTTTTCGTGTTGTGTGAACAACTTTGAAAACTCGTTGAATTGTCTGAAAACTTAAAAATCAATATGCATTATGCACAAAGATTTAGTCGATCTTTGTGCATTTTTGTTATTGACAAATTGGAATAGATCAACTTTTAGGTAGCGAATTTAACATCTGATTTATCGAACGTATGTTTGTCTTTTTGGGGAAAACAGTGTCCGCGCTACACGGACTATGTAACTTT